GACAACAACATCCACGACACCGATATTTGGATGCGTAAAAACGGCGTAAATGTGCCTGACACTAACAGCCAGTTTTCCGTGCCCAATCGGCACGGCAGCATAGACGGTCACTTGATTGGCGCGTTGAATTTGTTTATTGATTTAGCCGCAGACGAATACATCGAATTAATGTGGGCAACTACTAACGCCTCCACTACAATTCAGTACATTGCTGCACAAACCGGGCCAGTTCGCCCGGCCACGCCGTCAGTCATATTAACTGTGTCGATAGCCTCTGTGCCGACATTACAGGGAGTTTAACCATGGCAACAGTCACCCCCAAAGTTTTCGTTCCGGGCAAAACGGTCGAGGCAACTCAAACTACCCAGTACACGGCCAATGGCGTAACGGCCATTATTGACAAGTTTACAGCGACGAATTACAGCGCCAGCGCTGCGACAATCAGCGTCAATCTTGTCACGGCGGCTAGCTCGGCAGGCAACCAGAACTTGATTACTAAAACCAAAACGCTTCAGCCGGCCGAGGTGTACACCTTTCCCGAACTTGTAGGCCAAAATCTTGGCATCGGCGACTTTATCTCGACGATTGCCGGCACGGCCAGCGCCATTAACATGCGCGTCAGTGGACGCGAAGTGACTTAAGGAGCCTGACATGAGTTTCGGTAAACTAATCGGCGGGGCTGCGGGCTTCCTTTTTGGCGGCCCTGCTGGCGCCTCTCTGGGCATGGGTCTTGGTGGCGCGGCAGAAGAAGCCCTTGGTGGCGGTGAAACCGGCGCTATTCGTAACGCATCCCGCGCTCAATCTGAAGCTGCAAACCGCGCAATCGATTTGCAGCGCGAGATATTCAACAAGCAACTTGAACTGGGGCGCCCATATCAAGTAGCTGGCGAGCAAGCGCTTAACAAGCTCGTTCCGCTGGCGTCGGAATATACGCCGTTCGGGATGCAGCAATTCCAAGCCGATCCTGGCTACGGCTTTCGGTTGTCCGAAGGACAGAAAGCGCTTGAGCGATCTACGGCGGCGAGAGTTGGGCTACAGTCTGGTGCCGCACTTAAAGCTGCTGCCCGCTACGGCCAAGAAATGGGCTCGCAAGAATTTCAAAACGCCTTCAACCGTTACCAAACCGAGCGTGAGGCTAGGCTCAATCCGCTGCAATCGCTGGCCGGCGTGGGGCAGACAGCAAGCAACAGGCTCAGCGACACCGCTGGCACGTTCGGCCGAAGCGTGGGCGGCATGTATATGGACCAAGGCAGCAACACTGCCAACGCGCTATTGGCTGCACAACGCGCTCGTGGGTCGGCTTACGGCCAACTGGGCAGCGCCCTTGGAAGTTATTTGGGCGGCGGCGGCTTTGGCCGTGGCGGTCAGATGGATGAACTGCGCAGCTACGGCGTGTTCTGATAAGGACTAAATCATGGCAGTAGATTACAACATCTTGCGCCCGGACGGCCCGACTAACCTATACGCAGGGTTCGCCACTGGGCAGCAGGCTGCCGCTCAAAACGCGCTGGCGCAGCAAAAACTCGCTCAAGAGCGCGATTTGATGTCTATGCGCCGCCAAGAGTTTCAAGCAAATCTTGAAGCCTCGCAGGCCGAGCGCAGGCGCAAGGCGCAAGTTGAGAAGACCGCTATGTTTCGCGAGAGGGTGCTTAGGGCACCTACGCCGCAGGCTGCGCGTGAACTGGTTCGGTTGCAGCACTCGGACCCCGATCTTGGGCCGGTGATGCAGCAGTTTGGCTCGCTGGATCAAGACCTGGCTGACATTCCAGACGATCCGACTGGATTTGAAAACTGGCGGCAGCGTGAGGCGATGGGTGCGGCCGAGTTCATCAAGAAAAACGCCGCTAGACAGCGGAGGCAAAACATTCTTTCGCAGCTTGAAGAGGGCCAGCCTCCCGTCGAGCCTGCTGCGCCGGCTGCTGCTGCTGTTGCGCCGGCTGCTGCTGCTGCTGCGCCTGCTGCGGCAGAGCCCACGCCGTACACTACTGGCCCACAAGGGGTGATGACCTACCCAGCGGGATATTTTGGGGTTACCGCCAAGCGGGGCGGGCCTGTGGAAATCAGGATGCAAGACCCGAATGCTGTTGCCGCGCAGCAAGCTGCTGTTGACGCAGAAATAGAACGCCAGCGAGGCGCGTCTACGCCCGCTGATGTGATGCAAAGAGCCGCCAGCTACGCCACCGCTCGTGGGGAGATGTACCCCACCGACAACGACATAGCTGCTGCTCGGCGCGAGTTAAACATCCCTGCCCGCGCGAACGCTCTTGCGCCAGCGCCGGTTGCTGCTAACGCTATGCTTGCCGCGCAGCCTGCTGCCACTGCTGCACCGGCTGCTGCTGCGCCGGCTGCTGCGCTTGCTGCCGCACAGCGCCCAGCTACTGGCCGGACGCCTGAGCGTATTGCGCGTGAAATTGATCTTCTCAGCCAAGAAGATGACCCCGCTCTAAAAGGAAAAATTGCTAGGCTGATGAAAGAGTACGAGGCCGCTCTCAAGCCTGCTGCGGCAAAACCCGACACGGTGCCCGCTTCTGTTCGAGAGTTGCAAGCTTACTTGCAAATGACGCCTGATGAAAGAACGGCTTTTGAAAAGCTGCAAAAAATTAGAACTCCAAATGTTACAGCTACGGCTACGGCTGCTGGTTCACGTTTGGAAAGCGCGGAACAAAAAGGCAAAGGCGAGCTTAACGTAAAACAATATGGCGAAATAGCAAGCGCGGCTAGATTGGCCGCGAGAACGTTGCCATCAATTGAAACGCAAGCAAAAATTCTTGACCAAGGTTTTGCAACCGGCTTTGGCACGGAAGTTAAAAAAGCAGGCGCGTCTGTTCTTGCTGCTTTAGGGGTTAAAGAAGCAGAAAAATTTGCAACGGACGCACAAACATTTTTTGCTGCTACGCAAGGTGCAGTTTTGCAAAAACAACTTGAGCAAAAGGGTGTGCAAACTGAAGGCGACAACAAACGTATTACGCAAACTGGCGCACAACTTGGCAACACGGTTAACGCCAACCGATTTATTATTGACGTTGCAAAAGCTCAACTTCGTCGAGACATAGACCAACGAAATTTTTATGATGATTGGTGGTCAAGTAAGAAAACTTATGAAGGAGCGGAAGACGCTTGGTTTAGGGGCGAAGGCGGTAAATCATTGTTTGACAGGCCAGAGCTAAAAAAATATCTTGAGCCAACGGCTTCTTCTCCTGCCACCAGTTCTGTTCGTAGTCAAGCAGATGCAATTCTTCAAAGGAAGTGACCATGGCTACTGCTGACGAATACGCCGCATGGATAGTAAAAAATCAGTCTCTTAAAGGTACACCTGATTTTGACACTGTAGCCAAAGCGTACCAAGAAGCAAAATTGACTGAGGGGCAAGGCGGCATTCCTGGCCCTCGCGCAGCGCCGTCTACGCTAGACGTTGCTACCAGTGCCCCTTACAAAGCGATTGCCGGTGTTGCGGATTTGTTTATCAATACTCCGCAAAACATTGCCAACATTGCCAAGATGGCGTATGGCACGGCAGTGACCGCAGCCGGTCGTCCAGAACTAGCGCCAAACGTTACTGAGCCAAGCCAGCCAGTATCGGCGGCATTTAAACGAATGGGGTTGATTAAGCCCACAGAGGGCATGACGACCGGCCAACGCATCCTAGATGTTGGTCTGCAAGCCGCCACGGGCGGCGCTATTTCGCCCGCAGCATCTGTGCGAGAAATAGGTTCAAGTGCGCTTAAAGGCTTGGCCGCTGGCACTGCTGGTCAAACCACTACTGAGCTTACAGGTAGCCCCGTTGCTGGTATGGCTGTTGCTATGGCAACGCCAACCGCAATAACAAGCGCCGCGCAATCAAAACAAGCAAGATTGCAAGCCGAAAAGGCTCGTAATGCCGTGCGAGATTTGACCATTCGCGCAGGTCAATCAGAAAACTTGGTTGTTACTCCGGGTAGTATTACACCAAGCGTACAAAATGTGCTTATTGAACGTTTAGCCGGTAAAACAAGGACGCAACAAGAATTTTCAGCAAGAAATCAGGTTGAGTATGACCGACTTGCTAGGCGAGCTGTTGGGATTGGTGACGCTGATCCTCTCAGCCGCGAAAACATGCGCCAAATTCGTAATCAAGAATATCAAAAAGGTTATGAGCCTCTAAACCGCGTTGGCGCTGTGCAAACAGATCAGCAATTTAATGCTGCGCTTAACAATGTGTTGTCTGCTTACACTGGGCCGGGTAAGTCATTCCCCGGAGCTATTCCGCAGCCCGTACAAGATTTGGTTGCAAACTATCGCGTAGGGCAGTTCAATTCTGCCGATGCAATTGCTGCAACTCGCACATTACGCGAACAAGCAAATAACAACATCCGTGCTGGTGGAGATAACGCTTCAGTTGGTTTAGCGCAGCGTGCAATTAGCAACGCGCTAGAAGATCAAATTGAGCGTAGCTTGCAAACTTCGGGCAATCCTAACGCTCAGGCCATGCTTGACCAGTTCCGCGCATCACGCCAACGTATGGCGATTAGCCATGCGGTTGAAGACGCAATTGTTGAAGGCGGCGGCTCAATTAACGCTCGACAACTGGCAAACGATTTGCAAACACGGGGGCGTTATCTAAGTGGCGACCTTGATTTAATTGCAAGGTTTGCAAATATTGCACGACCTGTGACCATTCCACCCAATACGTCTGGCACGCCCGGTGCGGGCACTATGGTTGTTGGCGGTGGGATTGGCGCTGGTGTCGGTTCTTTAATTGGCGGCACACAAGGCGCAACTTTAGGTGGCATGGTCGGTAGTTTTGCTCCTAACGCAATTTCATATGCCGCTCGAAATTATTTGGCTTCTGGCATGGGGCAGCGCCGAGCATTGCCAACATATGATCGTCCAATCAATAGCTTGATGGCAACAGAACCTTTGAATAACGCTCTGCTGTCTACGTTGATTGCAGCTCCGGTTGCCCCATGAACGTCTATTTAGCCCTGCGCCACACTGACAGCCCTGGCTTGCCGGGGTTGTTTTCTAAGTACACCCGTTGGCGGTTGCACACACGTTATCCACACGCTGGTATAGCCATTGATGACTTGATGTACCACGCCACTTTTAAAGATGGCTTACATGTTTCTTTCTACAAGCCTGAAGAATGGGACTTGATCCCCATTAAACTATCTGCTGAAGACGTTACTTCACAATTCAAAGAAACCAAGTACGATTGGTTTTCATTGTTATGGTTTATATTACCGTTCAGGGCAAGTAAGCGGAGTTGGCTGTACTGCTATGAATGGTGCTGGTTGTGTATGACCCGTCAACTCCCCACGCAACGTGTAACGCCAGAAAATTTATTGGCGTTGGTATTAGGGGTTAATGTATGGAGAAAACCGTGAATTGGAAATGGTTTACAGAGAAGGTCTTGCCCGGACTTTTCTTGTTAACTGCATCGCTAGTCATCGGCGGCACATTTAGCATCTACCGAACGGTCAGCGACCTATCGGCGGCGGTGCAAAGCCACCAGAAGGACATTACGTTGTTGCAAGTGTCTGTAAAAGAACTGCAAACAAATTCAGTTACTCGATCTGAACTGCTTGAGACAATGAAGCGCGTAGAGCAGCAGCTAGAAATCATGATGCTGCGGGCCAAGATCAAATGACTTTTAAACTTAGTGCGCGATCCATAGACCGTCTTGTTGGGGTAAACCCTAATTTGATTCGTGTTGTGCAGCGTGCGATTGAGTTGACAAAAGTAGATTTTGCAGTGACCGAAGGGCTACGCACACCAGAGCGCCAGCGCGAGCTATACCTTAAAGGAGCCAGCCAGATTAAAGAGGGTGGCACACATATCGAGGGACGGGCCATTGACGTAGTAGCCTACATCGGTAACCGCATCTCTTGGGAATTGAACCTGTACGACGACATTGCAGACGCGATGCGTTTAGCGGCGATTGAAACGAATGTAGGACTGCGCTGGGGTGCGGCGTGGAACGTTCCTGATATCAGAAAATGGAATGGCTCTATGGAGTCGGCAATGATGCATTACATTGATACCCGTCGTAAGCAGGGCCAGCGGCCGTTTATAGACGGCCCACACTTTGAGCTGGTGTGATAGATAAGCTGCAACATATCGCTATGGGCGCTGGCGCATGCTTGGCGTTGTGGATTTTGCACAGTCTGCCATTAGGGCAGGCGTTGTTTCTTGGCTGCGCCGCCTTCGGCGTGTTTTACGAGTGGCAACAGTGGTATCGCAAAGAGGGTACGCCTGACCCGCTGGACGCGCTGGCTACCACGCTGCCAGGACTAATTGCATACGCCGCTCTGGAGGTGCATAAATGGACCCGCTAACCATCCTTGCCGCCCTTGGCCCTCTGGCTGTTGACTTGGGCAAGTCGCTCATTGGTCGCTTCATCCAGACCGATCAATACAAGCCCGTCAACGTTGACGAGTACGTCAAAATGCGCCAGCTTGATCTAGACATGTTTAAGGCCATGAACGAAGCCGGCGGGGCCAACCCCTCATACCCTTGGGTTGAGGCCGCTGTGAGGCTTATGCGGCCCGCTGTGGCCCTTGTTGTGCTGGGCACTTGGGCATCGCTCAAACTGTCTGGCCAACCGAGCGACGCTGTAGACAACTTCGCTGCGGCTGTGGGTTTTTACCTATTCGGGGATCGGACGCTGTTCTACAGCCGCAAAGCGAAGTAAGCTACTGCCCAAAGTTGATACCTGCTATCAACGCAATCAGCAGGCAGATAAGCCCAACCAGCACCATTGCGAGCTGGTCGCTAAATTTGTCGTCTCGGCAAGCGCAAGGCTTACCGTCAATAGTGAAGCCGGTGTTGTTGCACAGACGGCAACGGGACTCCCAATTGTGCGGATCGCTCATTTTGTCAGTACCTCTCTGTAAGCGTTAATTGCAGTCTTCAGGTCTTGGCGCAGGGTCTGGATTTCGTATTCGTGTTCCTTGATTTGTAGGAACATTTCTGTTGCCACTTGGGCCAAGGTCTTGTGTTGCCAGCTTGCGAAGTCTGGCACCTCCGTGAGTGGCTTTGGGGATTGGTCGCTCTTCAGTGTGGAAAGCATGCTCATTGGCGCACATCCTGTATCGTTTGATTATTCCGTTTTTTGTTCTTGTCGCTTTTACTGTTGACCACTGGCCGCATATTGGGCAGTTCATTAGTTGGCCTCCATCCGAATTTTCTCCATGTTTCTTTGATGTCTGTAGCCGCTGCGGGCACATACTTAAAACTTGCATCTAGTAAAGATTTCATTTTTCTTCCTTGTGTGGCAAAACATAAATCATTTCGCCCTTAAAAAGAATTTTCTCAACTGGCACAAACCTATCAGTGTTGTAAACATGATTTTTGTAGATCCAAGAAAGTGTTTTTGCAAAAAAAAGGACGTTTCGCCAAGCTCCTGGCTTTGTCTCAATGTCGTAATTAGGCAAAGCGTAGCCGGCATCAAAAATATCTTGCACACAATCAAACTTTTTCATTTTTTCTTCTGCAATAGGTTTTTTTAAGCGCCGTATTTCAAATAACTTTTTAACCCGTTGTTCACGAAATTTATTTTTAACAGTAAGGCAGTGACTTGCATAAGCACGTGCTTGCTGAAAATCAATCTGAATAGGTTTTATTTCGCTGCGACGTTTTTCCAATTCAACACAGGCTTTGACTACGTTTTCAAACGTCCGAAGTTTTTCACCACTGGCGTCGCTTAATTTATTGCTATATTTTCTGAATTCAGCCTCGGCATTGATGAGGGCAACGCCCGTTTTTCTACGAGCCTCTTCAATAACCCAAAGGTCGGCTTTGGTTTTGGCAAGTTGCTCTTGCAATATAGGGTTTGCTATTTTTTCTATCTCTTTTTTTAAACGCAATATTTCAAGCCCCGTTTTAATGGCCTGTTCACGATTGTTATCTTCAGCATCGACAGCTTGACGTACCCCTTCTTGTGTTCGCATAAAATCAGGCATAACGTCCGCTCCTGCGTCGCGGCAATTGTCGTACTCAACACAAGCTTTTTCTACGTTTACACGCGCCTTATATTCCGCAGAACTGGCTTTGTCTAGGTTCTTGCTACTTTTTTCGTATTCAATCGCGGCAAATGCAAAGGCAGTTTTTGCTTTTTTGTGGGCCTCTTTAATGACTTGAAGATCGGCCAAAGCTTTGGCAAGTTGCTTTTGATAGTCACTCATCTTTAAACTTTTTCATTTTGTTGTTTGTACCAATTAAGCGCAGGAATTGGACAAATAAACAACCGCGCTTTCCAATCGTGTAGCAATGCGCGGCACCCAGGGTCTTGCGCTATCAAATTAGTTTTTGAAAACGCATCAATCTTAAGCGCCACCCAATCAAGCACAACCAAGTCGTAAGCCAGTTCGTTGCCCTTCAGCTTAATGAGCTGCTTGACAAGTTTTTCATTTTTGGGCTTGGCCTTGAACTCGGTTTTTGCATCCATCATCATCGTTGCGTTTGCCCACATGACCGCAAGTGGGTGATTGCTGGCAAGGGCGTCTCCGGGTTGTTTAGGGTTAGTAAGCGCCCGCTTAAAACAAGATGCCAATCGTTGTTGCGTAGTGTCTGGCGTATGAAAAATCATTTTTTTGCCTTACATCTTTGACCATGCGACCAACACCTCCGCAAACAACCAACACCAAACAACAAAGGCAATGGAAGCGGCGATGATTTCGCTATTCATTTTGCCCCCTTGCTCGGATGGCGGCTGCAACACTGCGACCCAATGGGCTGCGGCCGCTTGTTAAGAAATCTTCTGCCACCTTTGCACAAGCCTCACGCTCGTCAGCTTGTCCTTTTTTGTAAGCGTTCTCGGCCATCGCGACTGCATCAGATGCAAGCGTCCAAAGATCGCCATCAAACATTTTTGCCGGCGTCATGTCTGCCCCCTTGCTCGTATGTATGAGATTGTTATGTGCTGCCCAACGAACATTCCAGCCAAGAAACACAAGAGTAAAGTCCACTCATCCATGATTCGTACCCCTTGCTCGGATGGCGGCGGCGATAGAGTTTGCTGTCAACAGAGATGCTGTGCGTACTCCCGGCAGGTAAGTCTCAGGATCGCTTGCCGGCCTCGGGTCTCTACCACTGTCAGCTACCTTTGCACACGCCTCGCGCTCGGCTTTTACGCGATCCGCTACCTGGCATTCCATGTCTGACATTAAACCTTTTATGCGCTGCTCTATCTGCCACCCAAGTTCGGTCAGCAGGTCTTTTGTTGAGTCACCCTGGCTGGCGGTGTAACCCATCCATTCGTTCAGCTTGTCGCGTTCTGTGTCGTAGGTGTAGCCATGCGCCATCATCCATGCGACCAGCTTGTTGCGCTCGTCAGCGCGGACAAGGGCAGCGAAGCGTTCAAGCCGGTTCGACTCGTCGTCATTCCAGTGCTGGTGCCAGTCGATGTCTGCCTCTCGCGCCATGCGGATGATGTCGTCGCGGGTCATGCTTGATCCTTTAACCATTTAATTTCGTCTCGCAGTTCCTCCACGACTTGGATGAGTCCAATAAGCATGGCCTCTTTAATGTCCTCAGTTATGCCGATAACTTTAATCCCGCGATCCCTGACCTCTATCGCAAGGTCTTTGCCGGGAAAATACGGAATGTCTGATGGTTTTGTCATGTGTTCTCCTTGAGTTTGTCGGCGCGAGCTTGGCTGTAAATTTTTGGGATCAAGTCAAGCCACTGTTGTGCGATTTTTTGGTACAAAACGTCGGCACGCTTTAGAACGTGGCTGAGATCATCGGCAGGCTCAATAACGTATGCGTTTAACGCTACGTCTTCTAACTTATCAGCCAGTCTCATAGCGTCGGTTTGTTTGCTCATTTGGTTTCTCCTTTGCCGCAGCAATGGCGGCGCTGATGTAAGCATTCTTAGCTTCAAGCCATCTTCGATCTTCTAATGGATTTTCCTCGCGGTAACGAAACGGATATTCCCCGTTGTGTCCCTCATCACTGTTCATAAAGCCCGCAAGGTATGCATCCTCCAGCCATTGCACATCAATCAGCGGCTGGCGATGTGCGGATGCCAGAATTTCATCCATTCTTTCAACAACCCATTCCAGGGCAGTGAAATAGTCGTTGTCTACCGCGCTGTGGCCATGCATGCCCCAACGGCCTTCAGTCCTGTCAATGTCTGCCTTAATCCTGTTTCGCAAATTCTGCCAAGCTAATTGGTCATGCATGGTGCTGGCTGTGCTGCGGGTTGGGTGGTGTGGAGCGGCTTAACTTCAGCGTGATCGCCTTTGTATCCCGCCATCTTCAGAGCCTCGTCGTACTCTTGAGGTAGGTACAGGTCATGCGCGTTTCGCCCCTCAAACACGGCCCACGCCACCGGCTCCTGCTTCTCAGCCGCCTCGATGGCGGCGTCTAGATCGGCAATGGCCTCATCGGCCCAAGCATGGTCGCAGTGTCCGTGGCGCGCCGCTTTCAGCCCCTCACGGGCCTTTTTCATTGCGGTGATGCTCATGTGTTCTTTCCTGTAATGCCGTGGGCGGCTTCCGCAAACCGAACGCCAGCCGTAAAATAATCGGAATTAAAGCCCCAAGAAGCGCGGCGACCTGATTCAATTTGTGCTTGTGTCAGCAGCTTGCGCTGTGCTGCTGTGGCAACCATCGAATCAACTGTCGCTCGGGCCGAATCCCACTTGCCCAGCACTTCACCTCCACCTTTGAGACTTAGCAATGCCTGAATTAAAACTTCTGTGCAAGGGTGGTAGTAAGGTTGGCTCGCTTGTTTCTCAGCCTTTGCGATTGCGGTACGAAGGTCGGCAATGCTCTCGTCGTACCAAGCGGTTCCCTCCGGATGCTTAATCTTTTCTTGCGTAGTCACAAATACGCGGCTGCGCTGGAGCGCCTCCAGCGCCTGCTTCATTGCTTCGATCATTTAGTCCTCCAGCATCTAAAGGTGCCATCTGGCATCTGACGGGTAATAAATTTCATTCCGTGCTTGTCACCGTAGCGCCGCGCAGCAACAGATGCTGTCTGGCGCTTGGTTGTTATGACAAAGCTATCACCGACTTCCATCTGGTCAAACGGAAAGCGGTTAGGGATAGGTACTCCCTTGTCAATAGGGGGCTGGTTCATAGTCGTCTTTGCTGGGGTTAAACTTATCAGGCCCAGGCGGTTGCCCAGGCCTGTCCAAAGGATTAGGAAACTTCGGAAACGGCCACATAAGACTGCAAAGCCTCGATAAGTTCTTGCATCTGCTTTTGGTTAAGCTGAGCATTCATAGAGCCGCAAATTGCGTTGATAGACAGATACACGCCTCCGGTGGTGGTCATTGGCGACACAAACACCATTTGATCGCCTGCTTTTACTTGCTTGTACACATTCATGTCAATTCTCCAGTTTGTAAAACCAATTGTTGCCCCTGCGCTTGCAGGAAATACTGAACCCGTTTTGCCGCAGCTCTGAGATGATTGCACTTACAGCGCAGACACGGGCTTTTTGTATGATCTCCAAAGTTGTTAACTCTGGGTTCTTCCTCAAAACTTTAAGCGTTCTTAACAGCCTGGGGCTGTTGTTGATGTTGGCGTACCGCATGACTAAAAGGGAAGATCTTCGTCAAAATCAGGCTTTGCTTGACGCACTGGCCGGGCCTGTTGTTCTTCTTTCTTCGGCTCGTTGATGTACGCCCAGCCGTCCCAGCCGCCCTCTTTTAGCGGGATGTTGTCGATCTTTAGCATTGCACCATTGCGCGTCTCAATGATTGACCCGATACGGCTGTACCGCTTCTTGACCTCGCCCTGGGCGTTTTTGTACTCGCCCGTCACGCACGAAATTTCTTTAAGAATTTTGCTCATGATTCCATCCTTTGTGTAAGAGCTTGCACTTTTTCATTTACCTCTGCCAGAAACTTAATGACTTCAGTTTCCGCATTTTTTAACCACTCGTCATCAGCATTTACCCTAATAATGACAAGTTGTAACTTTTGCGGAAAGCGACTGTCATACACAACGTAATCGCACCACTGCCGGCCAGCGCAGCGCATTTGCCACTGCATCTGCGCGTGGTACTTGCCCGCGACCGTTTGCGATAGCAATGCCTCTAAAAAGGTTGCTGACTCTGGGCACTTGATCTCTACCATCCCATCAGCCCCGACAAGGCCATCAGGAGACGCTCCAGCCATCTCAATCGTCGGGTGCGGGAGAAATCCCACCTCATCGACCATCGCGCCCCTATAAGCCTCGTATGCGGCCCTGGCAAACGGTTCCTGCTCGATGCCCCATTGCATCGCAGCATTGGTGTAGCCCTCTGCCCTAGTGCCGGTGATGCGCTCTAAAACAAGCTGGGTCATGTAATGATTGCGATCAGCACCGTAACCCGTCTTTGTCTTGGCAAGAACCTTGTGCAAGTTGCTGGCCGTCACTTTGCCCAAGCGTTGCTGGTGCCATTCTTCTGTTCCTTGCTCAGTCATGCTTGCCCCTTGCCTTGAGCATAGCGTCTGCTTGTTGGTATGCGGCGTAAGCCGTTTCGAAAAAGGTCGTGTCTTGTCGCCAATCACGGTCTGACAAAAGACCTTGCATCGCCTTGGCCGCGAAGTAGTCCCGCAGGGTCATGCCATCTTCCGCCATTGCTTCAGTCCATGCTTTGTCTCCCCATTCTTTACCGGCGCGTGGAAACGCTGGCCCGCCTGTGGTATCGCTCATGCTTGCTTCTCCTGTTGAAATTTCAATTTAATTGCAAAGCCACCGTAGTAACCGTTGTGCTCGTTGTGTGATGCCATCGTCAGCGCACCTTTACTAGTCATTAATTCCAAGAACTGAACTTCATGATCTCCGTCTTCATCTTCCATGTTAGGCGCTTCTTTAAGTTCTATATTTAATAGCGTTGCACCAATAAAATCCTCTAATTTGTCGTCAGTTCGCATGTATCGACTTTCGCAACAGGATTGCCCGCTATCAAAAATATTCAGCGTTGATGCATCGTCAAACTCCAGTCTCAAAGTATCTATACTGACGCCATCCCATTCGGGTTCTACTGTTGATAATGCAACGTGCTTGATGGTCTTGCCAATTGCCTTTTGATATGCGTTAACTGTTTCAGCATTGCCACCTAAAATATTAATCATCACGCCTAGTCCTAAATTGCTCATGCTTGCTTCTCCTGTTTGGCACGGGCAACCCTGGCGGCCTTGGCATCAATCACCCGCTTGATAAGGTCTTGATGGCCCTGGCAAGCCTCGTAAGCCTGCTTGTAGACCGCTTGCAGTTCCTCACCCGTCGTAGTGGCCTCAATGGTTGCTAGGTGGTCTGTAATGTCGGGTTTTGGGCCTTTGCGAACCGCTGCATTGCCATCGTCATCCTCTGGAGCGATGCCGCAAGCTGCCATCAGGCTGTAGCGCCTAGCGTAAGTCAGAGCAGACCCAAAGCCCTGGGCGTCATGTTTTGTGGCCGGGACATGAATTTGCCCGCAAGAAAAAGTCTCGCCGCTTTCGTGAATGAACACTGTTTCGACCAAAACACCAGTGTCAGACGGGCTTACCCGCTGCGTGAAGAAAATGCCGTTTGCTGAAAGCCCATCCATAACCGCCTCAACGCAGGCCGAAAGATCGGCGTAGCGTGAGCGGAAGTGCGGGTTTGTGCTTGTTTTAAGTGCTGGGCCGAAGGCTTTTTGAGCCTTGACCAGTGCGCTTGCTATCTTGTCCATTTTTGCTCCTAAAAAGACCCCAGCGGATTGCCAGGGAATGCGATGATTGTATAGACCGCTAGACAGTGTGAAATAGGTACTTACCCTATGTTCTTCTCCTTAAGTTTGTTTTCCACGGCAGTTATTGTTGTGGCCAGCGAATCCGGGTAGTGCTCTTGATAAATTTGCTCTCGCTCGTCGCCTGTCAGCCCAACCCACTGTCGCTGTGCTGCGCAATCGTTGAAGCCTTTCTCATAGGTCGCAATCAGGTCATCCGGCATTGGCTTCTGCTTCTCAGCCTGCTCGATGGCGGTGCGGAGGGCGGTGATGGCGGTCTCATGCGCTATTTTGTTTTGTGGGATTGGCGTGCTGTACTTCAGCGCCTCAAGCGCCAGCTTCATTTCTTCGATGTTCATGTGTTCTCTCCTGTAATGCCGTGGGCGGCTTCGACGGCGCGGGCAAACTCGGTTTGCTTTTCGCCACTGCAATAGTTGACCAAAGTGATTTTGCACTGCTCAATGATCTTGTCGATCCGCTCCTGCTTCAGCGGCTGGCGCTGTGCTGCGCCGTATTTACTCAGCGCAAGGCGCATCGAGGCTATGCCATCAATTGTCCCGTCCGGTTTCTCAACCCAACACTTCATCAATTCAAAGTCATTAGGTGCTGGCCGTGCTGCGGGTGGGGTGGTGTTTTTAAAGGTGCAATACTCTTTTGCATCACCTTCATCAACAAAAACCGCTTGTGCATGTGCCGCAATCGCTTCATCCAAGGGACATTTCATGTTTCCCTCAAAAACATCTCGCCAGACCACATAGCCGCGACCGTTTACCCACTGATGTTTGAGTGGCCACTTTGGGATTGTTTTGGCCTGTGCTGGCTTTTGCGCTTCTTCCGGCAGTTCGACCCAGCCTTCGACTGCGTTCCAGTAACCAAGCGGCTCCTGCACAGGTGCTGCGGGTGGTGTGGTGTAGCTTGCGCACTTAAACGGCTCATACCAAGCTCGCACTTCGGGTGAGAAGGCTTTGTATTGAGCATCTGTCACAAAACGCTCAAACCCAGCAATGCCAGTAAATCGCCACGCCACTGTCTCCTGCTTCTCAGCCTCTGCGATGGCGGTTCTTAAAATTCGGTGCGCTTCCAACGAGCCTTTAGACATTGATTTCTCCCATTCTTCCAGCGCCTCAAGCGCCTGCTTCATTGCTTCGATGGTCATGTGTTTTTCTCCTTACATTTGTGAAACGGCATAGCCCGACCCAGCAACCCAATAAGTTCGCCGCATTTTTGACAGCAATAGAACGGATACTTCATGCCTTGCTCCTCCACGCATTCCACACAATACATCCGATGGCCCACAATACAGACGCTGCAAGCGCGCCGGCCCATGCAGTTAATACCCACTCGTACCCTGGCTCTAGCGTCCCCAGCATTTCAGAGATACATATCGAAACAAACGGAATGCCGGTAATGATTACCGCGCTGCGGGGGAAAAAGTAATCAATCTTCTTCATGTTTTGCTCCTTGCTGGCCACCACTCGGGCCGGTCTGTCCATTTGATGTTTGATTGCTCACTCCGCATTTCTGCCAGAATTGACGCGGAATGTGCGGTGTCGAAGTGATACGCTGGGCAGCTCCAAAACTTTCCGTTCCACCAACGAGTTGCGCTAACGTCTTGTTCGGAGCTCGCAGGCCACCAGCCAATGCTGGGCGGCGGGCCTTTATGCCATTTGGTCATTTTTGTTCCCCCGCTGCCCGCAGTGCAGCAGCCCAGGTGCGCAGAAACCGTGTAAGGTCTTCTTCTGTCGGCTCTTCAATCGTTGCGCTGATTTCAAGCCAAGCACGTCGCATTGCTTCGTTCATTTGGTTTCTCCTGTTGCTTTGGTGATGGCGTCAACTGCTTGTTGCAGAGCAAACGGGTCGATGCTGTTACGGTTGGCGCGTTCAAACAAAATTTGCAGCGCCTCCAGCAGTTGCGCGTTTACTGCGCGGAGCTTGATGCACTCATCAACTCGCCTGGCTACAGATTCGAATGCTGGGCCTTTGTAGTCTTCATGCATTTGCCGAGCTTTAACCGCAGTTTCTGGCGTATCCGCGCAGGCTACAACGTCGCATGCTGCAAGACGCATACGTTCGCGCTCAATCTCTGCTTCCAACCGGCGCAGTTCGGCTACGGCAGGCTCAATCACGTATGCGTTTAACGCTACGTCTTCTAACTTATCAGCCAGCCTCATAGCGTCGGTTTGTTTGCTCATTTGCTTGCCTCCGGATACGGGTAAGCCAGCTCAAAAAGCCTGGCAACTGTCAACAATTGCCTAAACTGCGCTTCGGTTACTGAATATTTCATTTGCGTTTTCCTTTTTTAGGGTCTTGCCGAACCAGCGGTTCCTGCGGATCGTTGTAGTCAATGACGTACTTGTGGCCGTTGTACGTTATGCCGCCGTAGTGGCGGGCAATTGATAGCTGGCTGTCGAGCCATCCGTAAATGCGCTCTGGTGCATCATTGGGCCGCAGACTTGGCGGGTCTGTCAGACTGAAACTTGTGTAAGACATCATCACTCCTGGTTAGACCGCAACATCGCGGCATGGGTAGACTGTACAGTCACCTAAACATTTGCACACTAGGGAAAACCCCAATGTTCACTAAACTTGACTTTGATCTAGAATGCATCCCATGACGAAATACGAGGCGATCATTCTGGCAGGCTCCCAAGCGCGGCTGGCCCGATTGCTGGGCATCAGCAGGGGGGCTGTGCATCAGTGGCATACCATCCCCCAGAGCAGGCTGTGGCAGCTAAAGTGCATCAAACCGGAGTGGTTTGCTAACCTCTAAGAGAGGGCTTTTTAGTGAGCGGAGATCGGTGCAGGTGGGGTTCGAATCCCCGTAAAAATAAACCTGTGTTCTCCGCTCATTAAAGACACCTCCAATAGAGGACTAACAAGCCTGGGGCCAGTCGAAGCTCTGAAAGC